ATTGCGATGCCGTTGCCGTTTCCCGGCCCGTCGCCGGTTTTGTTCCAGTTGTTGGGTTTCGTAACGCAGGCAGCCAAGGGCGTTGTTGGCACGGCTGAGGAAAAGATTGCCGACGCGTCGAATAACATGCCTGTTGGAACGGCGCTGGCGTTGATTGAGCAGGGCGCGAAGGTATTTTCTGCCATTCATGCGCGGCAGCATGATAGCCAGCGGCGCGGACTTGAGATTATCCACCGTTTGAACCGCGACCATTTGCCGGACAGGGTGCAGTTTGGTTCTGACCCGGATGATTATGTAACGCGGCAGGATTTTGAAGGGGTGATGGATGTTCATCCCGTGAGCGATCCGAATATCTTTTCAGAAACGCAGCGTTTTGCGCAGACGCAAGCTATTATTCAGATTGTAACGCAGTTGGGGGCTTTGGGGCCGCAGTTGGCGGCGGTGACGCAGGCGACGGGGATTCAGCTTCATGCGTTGATTAAAAAGTCGCTTGAACAAATGAAATATCCGTATATCGATGAGGTGTTGCCGGATATTCCAACTGCGAAGCCGTCGAATCCTTGTGATGAGAACGTAGATTTATCGACCGGCAAGCCGGTTAAGGCGTTTCCGGGGCAAGATCATCAGGCACATATTCAGGTGCATTTGGATTTTGCGCAAAGCCCGTTCTTTGGATTATCGGTTGCGATGGATCCAAAGTTTCAAACCAACTGTTTGAATCATGTGCAAGATCATTTGCTGAATTATTATCAGGAATTGATGATGCAGGACGCCGGTGTGCCGGAAAGTGCGGCGCAGGCGATGGCCGATAATTCTCCGCAGATTGCCGAGGCATTGGCGAAATCGTCGGCGACTGTTCAGAAGGCGATGGAGATTGCGTTTGAGAAGATTCCGGCTCTGATGCAACAGGCTAAGCAGCATATTATTCAGAATGCGCCCAAACCTCCGCCCGACCCGATGGTGGCGGTCGCGCAGCAGAAGACGCAGGGCGATATGCAAATTGCGCAAGGCAAGCTGTCCTTGGCGCAGAAGCAGCATGTTGATGATATGCAGCTTAAGGCGCAGGAGTTGCAGCAGGATGCGACTAAGGCGCAGCAGGAATACGCATTGGAAATGAAGAAGCTTGGATTTGAGCAACAAACTGAAGTGCAGACGACGGATATGAAAGCGCGGGCGGATTTGGAAAAGGCCGCTGGCGATAATCGGACGGCGGTTGATATTGCGGGGATGAAGATTGCATCGGATTTGCATACACATTTGATGGATGGCAGCTCTTTGAGCGGCAGTCCGAAGGCAGGCGAGTGATGGCTGGTTGTCCGATTCCCGTAAATGAATCCCAAGCAGAAATTACCGAAGCGGAATTTGCCGCGCAGAAAGAAAAAGCTTTAGCTGAAATTGCTGAAGCTGAAAAACTTAACAAGAAAAAGGGGAAGACGATGAAGGAAGACAAGCAGAGCAAACATGGAATCAGTCAGCATAAACGCATGGCGATGGGCGAGAAGATTGAATTGAAATGCGGCGGCATGGCCAAGGGCGGCAAGGCTGAAAAGAAAGTTGCCAAGAAGAAGAAATGAGAATTGCCGATGTTGTTAAGGCTTTGAAAGATCGACAGGCAGCAATGGAGTCTTCGGTTTTTCAGAAGCCGTTTGTTAGCGAAGTGGAGTTTGCCAAATCGCAGGGCAAATGGTTAGGGCTTGGCGATGCGATTGCGATTATTGCCGAGCAGATGAAGAAAGAGCAAGACGACTAGGATGCGGCGCGGTGCTGTGTTGTTGGTTGTTTGAATGGAGTTGTGATGAAAATCGAAACGAATATTCCTGCCGCTACGCCCGAAGAAATGGCGCGGGCATTTCCAGATATTGATCCCGGCTTTGAGCCCTTTGGCAGTCGCGTCATTGTTCAGTTGCGCAGCCCCAAATTAAAAACCGCTGGCGGCGTTCATTTGGCGGACGAAGTTATTGAAACCGAAATGTGGAACACGCAAATCGGAAAGATACGGGCAATAGGTCCGCTTGCGTTTAAGAATCGCGAACACATGACGGATTGGCCGGAGGGTGCGTGGGCGTCTATTGGCGATTATGTGCGTATTCCAAAGTTCAATCAGGATAAATGGTTTATGGATTATGCAACCAAGATAAAGGGTTTTGGCGGCGTTGAGTTTGATGGCGTTGAGCGCGTTCTGTTTATGCTGATAAATGATTTGGATTTGTTGGCGAAGAAGACGGGCAATCCGCTTGAAGTTAAGGCTTACATTTAACAGGGGTGATCTATGAGCGATGGCGACAAGAAGGACGATAAAACGGTAGAAGATAAAGCCGTCGAGATTGGCAAGAAGGTTGAGGATGCCGCCCCTGATTATGAGGTTACGGAACTCCCTGATGAAAGGGCCGACGAGGCTGGTGTTGCGTCCGACAAGAAGGTTGATGATAAAAAGGATGATGCCGAAGACGATGACGACCGCAGACTGTCAAAGAAGGACAGGGAAGATGCTGACAATCAACACCGCCCGACTAATCGCGAAAAGCGCCAGCTAAAAAAGCGTCGCCTTGCCGAAAAGTTTGACGCCAAAGACGCGTTGATACGGCAGCAGCAAGATCAGCTTAATTCTATGGCTGCGAAGTTGAATGAGGTCGATGGGCGGCTGTCATCTTTTGACCAGGCGCAATTTACGCAAACATGGAATGCTTCTGTAGAGGCGTTTAATGCGGCGGAAGCGAAACATGCGGCGGCGTTTTCTGCGGGCGATGGTGCGGCGGCTACGGTTGCCATGCGTGAAATGTATCAAGCGCAGCGCACGATTGACCAGTTGGAATCCGTTCGTCAAAGGCAGGCTGTTCAGCCTCAGCGCCAGCAAGTTCAGCCGCCAAAGCATGACCCGCGTGTAGTTAGCAAGGCGCAAGCGTGGGCCGAAAATAATAAATGGTTTAAGCCCGGAAGCGGCGATGACGATAGCGCGATGGCGGACGCTCTTGCGGCCAAATTGAAGCGTGAGGGTTATGATCCGACAACTAACGATTATTGGGACGAGCTTGATGAGCGTTTAGAGAAAAAGGGCATTGGCGCACGTGATGAGCAGGACGATGATGACGGCGAGGAAGACGCAAAACCTGCGCGTCGTCGTAGTCCTCCGGTTGGTGGCGGTTCTGGTGGCGGGCGTAGCGATTTAGGAAATGGTAAGGTTGCTGTATCGTTACCAACGGCATTTGTAAATGCGCTTAAGCAGAACGGTTATTGGGACGATCCTGTTAAGAAGTCAAAGATGATCGCCGGATATTTGAAGGGCGTGAAAGAGCGTGGTGAAGCATGACCTCCGCACTATCCAATCCATATGAATTAAAAATCAATGGGCTTACCTGCAAAACATCTCCCTATGGTCAGGGCGTTCTTATTCTGGCCGAAGACATGGATAAATTGGGCGACAAGGCAGACCAGTTTCGCAATAATCTTTATCAGCTTTATAAAGTTGCCAAATCAGTAAATCCAAAAACCAAGCTTTTGGAATCCGTAACTGTATATGGGCTAAAACAGCCCGAATGGGAGAAATAGGATGGCGAAGTCAGGCATTCACATTAAGGAATCGCACAAGGGATTGCTGCACAAGGAAATGGGGATTGACAAAGGCAAGAAAATCCCTGAGGCTAAATTGGAAAAGGCCAAGAAGGGGGCGGGTGCGGCGGAAAAGAAGAGGATTACGTTTGCGGAAAATGCCCGAAAGTGGAAGAAATAATGCTTGATGTTCCCGATCCTGCGGCGTTTATCAAACGTCTTAATGAGGCTGTTTCAAATGAGGCGGCTGCGCCTAAGCCACAAATGCCGCATGTGATGATTTGCACGCCGTGCAAGGACGGCAAGGTTGATTTACATTATTCATCGTCTCTGGTTCCAACGTGTCAGATTTTAACGCACGCTGGAATCAAATATCAAATGTCGTTTGTCAGCACATCGAGCATTGATAATGCGCGGAGTATTTTGGCGACGATGTTTTTGAAAAGCCCATGTACGCATTTATTGTTTATTGATGATGATATGTGCTGGGCACCAGATCTGCCCTTGCGCATGTTGAATGAGAATGTTGATATTGTCGGAGTTCCGTATCGCAAGAAAAAGAATGCGCCAGAATTTACGGTTAAACATGCTGAAGTGTTACCTTCGTTAGAAGGCCGCCCGTGGATGATTTTGTTTGAAGCTCTCGGCATGGGCATGACGCTTATTCACAGGCGCGTATTTGAGGGATTGGAAAAAGATGTTCCGCTTTATCATCCGTATGCGACATCATTAAATGACCCTGCGCGTTTATTTTTCAGGCATGATTTAATAACGGACAAAGACGGCTCGGTTCACTATGAATCTGAGGATTTTCACTTTTGCCGTATGGCGCGAGAAAAAGGATTTGAGATATTTGCTTATGCTGATGAGAATGTTCCACATATTGGTCGTACAGCATTTCAGGGGGTGTATAGTGATGTGATCGGCGCTGGAATCGCGCATGGATTTAGGGGAACGCAGGACAAACTCAAGGCAAATCTTTTAGATGTGGAGAGCAAATGAAGGTTGCTGTTATTACGTCCTATTGCAATGAAGAAAATCGCATTATTGAACGGGCGCATCAAAGCGTTTTGGCGCAGACCGTTCCGTGTGAACATATCATTGTTGTTGATGGCGGAATATTTCAGGCGAATGTGCGTGAGGCTCAGATTGTTCACCTGTCGCAAAATCACAACAATTACGGCGACACGCCTAAATGGATTGGGGCTATTTCAGCATTGGCGCAGGGATTTGATGCTGTCGCTTTTTTGGATGCAGATGATTGGCTAAGTCCGGCGCATATTGAAAATTGCTTAAAGGCGCTACACACTCCACATGATCCTTCATTACAGATTTGCATTACCAATCGTCAACTTCATCGCCCCGATGGCAGTGTGATGAATGTGAACGAAGGGCGTGACATTTATCAAAATCACTGTGTCGTGATGTTGGCTGATGCTGCGCGTCAGTTGTTGCCATTGGCGGTTAAGCCGCAGTCGATGTGCGAGGTTGGCGACCGCATAATGTGGGCGGTTATTAAGCAAAAAAAGATACCCGTCATCTTTGAGCCGAATCAAACCTATCACTACACAACGCTATGGAAGGCGCATTATGATGCGTTGAATGAGGTTCCCCCGGCCAACGCTAAGAAACTATGCGGCGATGGATATAAGCTGTGGTGCGAAATAACTCCGCAAAAGGAACGCGATTACTGGAGCCAACTGATTTTTGGGTGTGATAACTTTTTTGAGTCAAGCTTAAAATAACATTTGACAATCATTTACGTTTAGAATAATGTTGCGAACATGCCCCAATAATGGGGCTACTGGTAGAATGTCTCCCGATGTTCGTTTTAACCCAGAAAAGCCTGCGTAACCGCTGGAATAATTGTCCAACCTTGTTTTGGAGAATTGCCAGTGGCGCAATCGAATCAAGACGAAAAACTTGCCAAACGTTCTGACGAACGTGGCTCACGCCTGTCTGCTGAACGGGCCGTTACCGAAGATCGTGAAACCTCCGATGCAGTAAGGCTTGCTGAAAAGCTTTCCATTCTGCGTGATGTCAACACGAAACTGCCTACACCGCCCTCGCTTTCGGGCTTTCATCTGTGCTGGCTGACCACCACCAATCAATCCGACCCTCTGGAGCATCGCTTTCGCCTTGGCTATGAATTAGTCAAGCCTGAAGAAATGCCAAGGTTCTGTCTGCCGTCGCAGCAATCTGGAACGATTCAAACGGATCGTATCTGTGTCAACGAAATGGTCTTGGCAAAGATTGAGATGAGCCTGTGGGAAAGCTACATGAAGTATTTGCACCATGATTTGCCCCTTGAACAGATTTCTTCTTTGAAGGATTCCGTTCAAATCACTAAGGACGGACGTGGTCGCGATGTTGGCTATACGGGCCAAGAGTTTAATAACGGCCTTACCGATGGATTTACTCAGTTGAGATCGGCACGAGGGAAACCCTCTTTTGCCGGAGTTGCGTAACTACTTTTAATTTTGGGAGAAACCAAAAATGTCAGCCACCCTTCAGCCCTTCGGTCTTCGTCCGGTTTATGCTCCGGGGCAAAATGCTCAGGCGCGTCGTTATGATAATGGCATCGCGTCAGGCTATGCTTCCGGCATCCTGAAGGGGCAGCCCGTCACACTCAATTCGAGCGGTCAGATTGTTGTCGCCGCTAATGGCGCTGACTGGCTTGGTTCGTTTGCGGGTATCACCTATTTTGATGCTTCCGGCATTCCCCATTCGCTCAATCAGTGGATTGCGGGTCAGACCTATGCCGCCAACACGCCTTTGTGGGCTTGGGTATTTGATGACCCGACGCAAGAATTTGCCATTCAGGCGGCTGGTTCTGTGGCGCAGAGTAATGGTTGCCAGATTAGCTTCACGACCGCCAACATCGCGGCTGGTTCGACGCTTACGGGCTTGTCTTCGGCCACTGCGGCGGCTGACACGCTGACCACGTCCGGTCAGGGCATGTTGCGCATTACCGAGCTTGACCTGTCGATTGGTAACACTTGGGGTGATGCCTATACCATTGTGAGGTGCCAGAACGCACGTCATGTGTATGTTTATAATAAAGTTGCCGTGTAACACTAGTTTATCTGCCTAGGGGGGAATCCAAATGGCCGCAAATATTATGAGAAATACCGACTTCCGGGCTATCGTTGAGCCGATTCTCAACGAAGAGTTCGACGGTGTTTATGACCAACGCAAAGACGAATATTTGCAGGTCTTCAAGGTTCGCACGGGCATCCCCCGCGACCGCCATGAAGAGCCGATGCTCTTTGGCTTTGGTGCTGCGCCAGAGTTACCCGAAGGTATGCCCGTCACCTATCAGGCCGGTGGTACTTTATGGCTCAAGGAATACTTCTACAAGCGTTACGGTCTGGCCTTCGCCCTGACTTCGACCTTGATTGAAGACGGCGACCATATCCGCATCGGCTCGGTGTTCTCGCAGCATTTGGCTCAGTCTTTGATTGAAACCAAAGAACTGCTCTGTGCCAACGTGCTGAATAATGCTTTCAACAGCTCCTATCCGGGCGGCGACGGCGTTTCCTTGGCGAACAGTGCCCATCCGATTGCGGTTGGCTCGTTCTCGAATATCATTGCGGCCTCGGCGCTTTCGCAGACTTCGGCTGAGCAGATGCTCATCCAAATCCGCGCGAACGGCGTTGATAACAACCAGAAGAAAATCCATCTTGTTCCTGCGGCTTTGGTTGTGGCTCCGACGAATGAATTCCAGGGTGAAGTCATCGTTAAGTCGGTTCTGCGCTCTGGCACCGCCAACAACGATCTGAACGCGATTAAGTCGCGCGGTTATCTGAACAAGGGCGTGGCAGGTATCACGCGCTTGACCAGCAACACGGCTTGGTATGTGCATAACGATAATGTGACCAAAGGTCTGTCGGTTGTCATGCGTGCTCCTCTCAAGAAGAGCATGGAAGGTGATTTTGAGACGGATAGCTGGCGTTACAAGGCGATTGAACGTTACGACGTTGGATTTACCGATCCGCGTGGCGTGTTCTGTGACGCAGGTCAATGATCTGATAAAGTCTGCAAGTTGAAGTTTAGGAGCTAAAGCATGACTCAATTTTCCGATGACCTGTATCTTGGTGCAGCCAACTTTGGCGGTAACGGGAGTTATGGTTTTCCCAACAATGGCTTTAATGGCAGTTCGCTAGAATTCTCTTACGGCGGATTGGGCGTTGGTCCGATGGGCAGGACGTTTTCCTACGATGTTGTTCCCCTGACCAAAAACGCGACGGCTTTTGCGGCATCGCAATCCCCCGGCTCTGCGGCGATTGCATTGTCTGCCGGAACGGGCGTCACGGCTGTGGTTTGTGCCGATGGCACTACGCGCTATGTCGCCGATGTGGCGCGTGCCGTGACGGTTACGAGTGGCGGAAATGATACGGGCATCGCGTTCTTGATTAAGGGCCATGATATTTATGGTCAGTCGATGTCTCAGCTTTTGACTGGTGCAAGCGGCGCTGCGGCCACGACCACCAAGGCGTTCTATGATGTTGTGTCTGTTACTCCGAATGGCGCGGCTTCTTCTACGGTCACGGTTGGTACGGCGGATGTGTTTGGATTGCCGATTGCGTTAACTGTTGGCTCGTATGTTGGCGATGTCGGTTGGACCAGCTCGAATGTCTTTGCCCTTGATACCGGAACGTTAGTTCTGGCTGTGGCGACAAGTCCTGCTACAACGACGACTGGCGATGTGCGCGGCACTTATGTTCCATCGACCGCTTCGAATGGTGCAAATCGTCTGGTCTTTACGCAGGTTCTTTCTGCCAGCCAGTCTGGCCCCTCTGCTACGGCGGCGGCGGTGATGGGCGTTCAACAGGTTTAAGTTTAAGGAGATAGATAATGGCTATTAAAATCGGACATGAATTTCCTGCTGAACATGGTTTCTCTGGCTCCGCTGGAAAGAATGCTCGTGCATCTATCCCCGGCTTTAAGCGCGGCGGCGAAATGAAGGGCGAAATTAAAAAAGCCATTCATGAGCATGAGGACGCCGAACATGGCGGCCATCATACCCGCCTGAAACTCAAAGAAGGTGGCAAGGTTGATGCCAAAGATCATTATGGCAAAAAGGGCCATGTCGATCATGATGGAGAGATGCATCAGAGCAAGGTATCCTACGATGAAGATGGATACCAAATGCACAAACGTGGCGGCAAGGTTTAGTCTAACCGCGTCGCCAACCTAGGCGAGGCTTACCGAGGAGATGTGGGGCGCGTCAGAAGGAGTTAGTTTATGACCGCTTTTACATTCGGTGGCACGTCTGGTACGGTTGGGGTTCAAAACCTTGATCTAATTTCCCTTATCACGATTGCCGTTCGCCGCTGTGGCCGTTTGCCGGGTTCCTTAAATGCTGAGGATTTGCAAACGGCGCAGAATGCCGCGTTTCTGTGTTTGTCGTCATTGGTCAATCAGGGGGTTCCGCTTTGGACGATTGAGAAAATCGTTCTTGGCATAAACCTCAATCAGTATTTGCTGCCATTTCCTCCCGGCACGATTGACGTTCGCAATGTGCTGTATCGCTATAATGTGTTGCCGTCTGGCGGTACTCCAGCATCAAGCGCGGGCGGCAATGCCGCTGCGGCCTTTGATAACATCGGATTGACGCCATGCGTTCAAACGGCCCCCAATGGCAATATCTCTTATAATTTTGGACAATCTGTTTTAATTCCGTTTGTCGGGTTTTTAAACAATTCGACAGAGACGCTTTCGCCTGTGTGGGAATGGTCGAATGACGGAATTACGTGGACGCAAATGGCGGCGGGGTCGAACGCTGGTGGTCAAACAGGTTCATTCGGCGCACAGCCCTATGTTGCCGGTCAATGGTATTGGCAAGACATTGCACAGCCTGTTTCGGCGCAGTATTTCCGTTTACGGGAAACGGGCGGCGGCATACTGAATGTGATGCAAGTGGTGTTTGGTCAGCCCGCGCGTGAAGTGACAATATCGCGTTCGAATGCCGATGATTATCAAAACCTGCCCTATAAAAATCAGGTTGGCGGCAATGGTCGTCCTTTGCAGT